CGTCATACGGTGTGAAAAACTGACCGATCCAGTGATTACCAAGCTCAAGCTCCATGTAGACGCTGCCCAGAAAATCCTGCTCCGGGTTATTCTCAAAAGCTATCACAACGTCAGCCAGCAGCTCAGGGAAAACCGTCTGCTCAGCCTTGTTGTATTTTCCGATGATCTTCAGATATTGCTTTTCCCGCATTTCATAGTGCGCCTTGTCAACCGAATTTGATAGAGCGATTGCAAACATAACGATGAAATCACTCCACACCTCCCACGCAGGGTGACGGTCTGTGAGCCGCCGGAAAGTTTTGACAAAGGCCTGCTGGTCCTCACCTCCCCGGCTTATAATTTTTCTGCTCAAGGTCACACCTCCGGCAGCGTGTCCGGCTGAATGGGGCCTTCGTCAACGACGTTCCATGCCACGCAGTACGGGCGGGCCGTGCGTTCAGCCTCAGACAGCTCAGCCATGCAGGCTTCCACGCGGTAGTCCTCACGGGTCCGGCTGCCGGGTACGTCGGCATACAGAGCGCCGCCGTGCTTCTGCTGGAAGTCCTTTGCGGCCTTCTCAGTCTTGAAAAACTTATGTTCGTACAACATCGTCATTTCCTCCTTATCTGTCATAGACGCAGGGTGCGCCGCTCTGACTTTCAGAACAGTGTCCTCTGTCCGTACAGTTGTCGCAAGTCAAACCTTCCTGCTGCTGGTGCCGGGCTTTCAAGGCCTCAATCTCTTCCGGCTCAAGGCCGGTATTCTCATAGGCGGCAAGGCGCTCAGCGATTTCACGCCACACACCCGGCCCATTTGAGGTAGAAGGCAGAACGTACTTCTTGCCGTTCCAGCGGGTCAGACGTTTCATAATCACACCTCCTTCCCGGCTCTGTAGGTTGTGACGACGTGCCAGCCATCAAGGATACGTTCACGGTACACCCACTCTGAGGCGCACACGACGGCGTGTTTCCGGGGCTTGTCCAGCACCAGGACGATGTTGTGGGTGTGTCCAGCGCTCAGCTTTTGGGCCTGCACCTTCGCCTCTTCGACGCTCTTTTTCACGGTAGATCCTCCCTGTTTTGAATAATCTCTTTTGCTTCAGATAGGCAGTCCACATATTTCATGTGCCAGCGCGTGAGTTGTTTATCATCCACGGGCCGTGTAGCTACTTCCCGCGTCCTTCGTGTTATCCGGTACATGGTGTTTCCATAAACAACACCCAAGTATTCCCGGTCATTCACGACAATTCCACATCTGCCCATTTTAATATCCCAGCGGCTATATCCTGTCAGGCGGCTTACGTACTCATAGGCTTGTTTCCGTGTGCGAAAACGCCGGATCACTTGAAAAGGCTGCTTGAGGAAAAGAGCGTATTCATAGGTTTCATTCCCGTGAACGTCCCGCCCGCTGGGCCTGTCCTGAATGTAGTAGCTCTTATAGAATGGGCAATGCCACGGCGCAGCCCTTGAAAATCGGATCTCTTGCACTTTGCACCTCCTTTGACCTGCCATCATCAGACCGGGAAGGTCAGCTCCCGGTGACGCCCTTCCGGGCGTTTCGGCTTAGCGCTTATAGATGTTGTGCGTGGTGTACGGCTCACCGTCCCACTCATCGTGAATCTCCCGCGCCTCAAACTCCGGAAACAGCTCCCACGGGCTATCAGGATCATTCAGAACGGAATCCGCCACCTCATACATATAGGCCATCATGCTATGGGAGGAAGGCTTACCCGCGTTCTTGCTGTTGTCGTAGTCACCTATCGGCATACCGAAGTACCGAGCGCCGAATTCGTCAGAAACAATGGTTCCGTCCATGCGGGTGTAAGTACCGCCGATGTGGCCCTCAACGCGGTTGTTGTACTTCGGGTTGTCGTGCTTCAGAATACGGAAGTCGTAAACAATGACGGGATACCTTCCTGCTTTCACAAGAACGTCCTCATACCACGCCGCACACTCAAAAGTGTTGCGGAATACCTTATCTTCCTTGAGGGTGTACCACCCGATCTGCGTTGCCTTACTCATAAATGCTACCTCCTATCATGGGACCGGGCTTGTGACCGGTCTGCCGCATTACCGGGGCAAAGCCCCGTCACTCTGCGCTTTATGCTCTGTATTCTGCCTCAGAAGTGTACTTCCAGATAACTTTGTCGTCGTGTTCGCTGTCCCGGACTTCACTCTGATCTTCGGTTACGTACCAGCCTTTGCACTGCTCAAAGAATTTGCGCCAAGTGTCCTGACTGATAAAGCCGATGCAGGCCATTTGATGGAAGCCATCCCAGATTTTGTCCATTTCCTTTTGTTCACCGCTGTAATTGATAAGGGTTTCTTTCATATTCTTGATGTTCAGCGCCTTCACGTTTGCCATTTTGTTTGCCTCCTGTTTAGTACGATATTTCTTACTGACAAGGCTATTATAGTGCAAAGTTTTGTACTTGTCAAGAGGAAAAGTAAAATTTATCGTACTATTAGACAAAAATTTTCTACTGCTACTGAGGGCGAAAAAAAAAAAGAAAGCCCCTTAGTGTGGTGTTACACTAAGAGGCCTTGTTTCTATAATTCCCGTATACATAGGCGCTATGACGGGAAATCCCTCATAGCGCCTATTATTTATACAGTCTATTAGAAATGAATGTAACATTGTAACAGAAGCATTGAAAATCCTGATTTTTCAACGCCTCTTCGGTGTAACAAACACTGTAACGGATACCGTTACATATTCTTTTTTTGTAACACCCTTGATGTTACAAAAAAAGGCCGTGTTACGCTCCACAATGGCAGAGTGTAACACGGCCTTCAGGTCAATAATTATTTCTTCTTCGGGGCGTCGTAGGTCATGGCAAGCGTAGAATCGGTGATGCCCTCCGTGGTGGGGTCAGTCACCACACCGAGGATCGCCAGCACAGCGAAGGCGGCGTTGACGACGGCAAGGAGCTTGTTGCCCAGATCACCGAGGTCAAGGGTATAGCCGAACACCGAGGCCACCACCTGAATGAGCAGGAGCAGCGCAGGGATGATCGCCAGCCAGAAATTCTTGTTTTTGATACGTACCTTCCAGTTAATCATTGCTTTTCCTTCCTTTCGGTTTCTTTATTGATAGGCCTGTCCTCGCAGGGAGGGAACGGGCAGCTATCGCAATCTTCCGGCCTACAGGGTTTTGTGCCGTCCCATTCGCAGAGGGCGTAAATCCAGTAGCCCGCTGCGAACAGGGCAAACACAATAAACAGGAGCTTCAGAATGGCGACAATCACGCCTTCGTGAAGCTCCCTTCATCCACCCAGCCGTACACGGTGCTGCCGCCGCCGGAAACGGCAATCAGGTGATACGGGTGCTTCGCCTTGCCGAGCTGGTAGATCTGAGTGATCTTCGCTTTACCGCCCTTGCAGATGGGGCCGGTGGCGGCGTAGGCGTTGGAATAGTGGCGGGTGCCTTTGTAGTTCACAATGTCACCCACAGCGGGCGTCCACTGTGTAGCCGCCTCACCCTTCAGGATTTCGTTGACGCGCTTCTGGACGGCGGCGTAGTCGTAGCCCGCAGCAGTCAGGTGCTGCTTGCGCTCATCACCGTTGCCCCATTTACCGGCAATGACCTCCTTTGCCAGCTCATCCACGGTTTTCTGCGTGGCCGGAGTAGTGGGCGTGGTAGGCGTTTCCGGCGTGGTGTCCTCCGCGTCATACTTCGGGCGGCCATAGCCCACGATCTTACCGTCCTTCAGAGAGTAGGACCGGCGGGCCACCTGATCCGAGGTGTTACCCTCAATGGTGTACACCTTAGAGCCGTCCACCTTCTCAACAATGCCGGTGTGGGAGCAGTTGGACAGGGACGTGCCGAAGAAAATCTGATCGCCGGGTTTCGGGTTGCTGGTGTAAAACCGCCCCTTCGCCTTGTAGAAGCCTGCGGAGTAGGTGCAGCCTGCGCCGGTGCTACGCTCAGGCTGACAGAGCAGCGCAAGCGCCTTCTCGTAGCCAAAGGCGGTGAGGAAGCACCAGTCCACGAACATATCACACCACGCAAAGCCGTTCTTCTTGCCGTTGTACCACTTCGGGTACTTCTGATCGAAGTCACGGGCGTATTTGGTGTAGTTCGCGCTGCCAGCGTTGGCGGCCTTGTCGTCGAGCTGAGCATTGCTTGCCTTCTCTTTGTAGCCGATCTCAGCAGCGGCCACGGCAAGGACTTTGCTTGCGGTACAGCTCATAGTGGTATCCTCCTTTTCATCGGTAGAGCCGGAGGCAGCGTACTTGTCGTAGTACGTCTTCCCATATCCGGCTCTTTTGGTTTTCACGGCGTCGCTCTGGTCTGCGGGACACTCATACTTCGTCAGCACAGCGTCCGACGCCTCCTTTACGGTCTTTGCAGCCTTCAGGACGGCCAGCACGGACGCGCTGTAGCTCTCAGACAGCTCTTTCCAGAGGAAGCCAAGCTGGGCGTCAAGGTCGCCTACGGAAGCGCCTGCGGCCTTCACGTAGGCCAGCAGCGCGGCCTTGCGGGTGTGGTAGGTCCATTGCACCAGCCCATACCCCGCGCTATCCTTCGCAAAGTTGGTATAGCTTCCGTTGTCCACCGCCGCCGTGTAGCTCCCATCCGTCATGCCCAGCGATTTTTCATAGCTGTTCTGAAGGTTGTTCGGCCTCAGTCCGCTTTCGGCGTAGAGGTTGCCCATGAGGCCCGCTACGCCGTAGGGGTTGTTGATCCTCTCCATGAGGAAGGACCAAATCTTCTGTTCATTCGTCATCGTTCTTTTCCTCCTTTGCGGGTGGTTTCTCAGTAGGTAGCTGAAGAAATTTATTGTGCAGGTCGTCCATGACACCGTTTGCACCGAGGTTGTGGTACTGCTTCCAGCAGTTTTCAAAATTCTCACGGGCGTAGATAGGCGCGTACCCCTTTTCGCTGTAGCGGTTGTAGTCATCTATCATCTGCGCACGAAGAAGGGCTTGTACGCCCAGCCGGACGCCCTTGACCTGCGCCCAGAAGAATTTTGCAAAGGCGGCCAGCAGCGCAGGGACGCTGAAGATGGTGAGCCATTGATACCAAGCCATTACGCCGCCACCTCCTGCCAGTCCGCCGGGTACGCCGCCGGGGACCACACGTTGTTGTCGATCAGCGATTCATACACCCTGCCCTCAAAGCGTACCCTGTCGCCCTTCATGTAGGCGTTGGTCGCGTCGGGCTGCTCCCATTCGGGGATCACGTCAGGATCAGGGATAAGCACCTTTGCGAAGAGCGACGGCGCAGCGTCCGGGGTCCAGCCGTCCTGTGAGGTGTGGTCTTGCAGGACGGCATAAAGAATTCCGGCGTGGCGTACCTTCTGCCCAGCCGTATAGGCTGTGTCAGGTTTCCATGCCGGAAAAAGATCAACCGCCTCAAGGGCGGTTGTGTCGTCAAGGCTCTGAGCTGCTTTCTCAATCAGCGGACGGAGAAGCAGCGCTTTTTCTTTCAGGGTCATTCGTCGCTCACCCCCAGCAGGATCTTTGCGGCGGCCAGCTCATCTTCCAGCGCGTGAAGGCGCTCCGTGAGCTGAGCGCGGGTCAGCACTTCGGCGTCGGGGGTGTCGCCGGGGATCTCCGGGTTATCGTCCTCCGGGTCAGGCTCCGGCCCTGTTTCTCCGTGTGTAGCCGTGTACTCATCGTACTCAGCTTCGGAAATAACAACGGCGCTGAGAAGTTCATCACTCTCAACGCCGTTTAGCTGCTTGCCCTCAAGCTGGTAGATTGTATCGTTGTCTTTGTCTGAGATAAGGCCTTCGGCCTCACGCTGCTTGCATCTGACAAGCATAGGAGGCCGTTCTTGCCAGCGCACATACGCGGGATCAGCGATTGCCTCAACGCCCACTACTGCGCCGGTTTTAGACAGGATTTTGAAGTAGGTCATAGTATCCCTCCCTGAAGAAATTATTGATGAAAAGCTCCGTGTAGAGCTTTCCCATGTTTTGGATAGTGTGCCAAGCGTTAAACTTTTCGGCATAACTCTTCCAGCTCTGCCACGTGGCGCGTATGTCCTCAAAGGTCATGCGCCCTGCAAGCAGTTTCCCGTGTAGCTTTTTCAGCTTCCTCCGCATCACGGTAATGCTGCGCTTATAGATTTTCTTCACTACCTTGCCGGTATCCGTGAGGAAAAAGCGGATTTTCAGCCATGTAAAGCCGTGACTGAGCTTCACAATTTGGGTTTTCTTCGTGTTCAAGGTAATGCCAAGCTCCGCGCATATCGCTTTGATATGCACTAAGCAATTCTGTAGATATTCCTTTGACGGGTGGATCAAATAGCCGTCGTCCATATATCGGCCATAGCCTCTGATCCTGAGCATTTCCTTTACGTAGTGGTCCAACCTGTTTGCGGAGGCCAGAGCCAAGACCTGACTGATCTGACTGCCCAGCCCCATACCCTTATCACCGAAGGCGTCAATGAAGTGTTCGGTCAGAGCAAGGATTTTCCGGTCAGAGAATTTGTCGTGGAGGTCGGCCTTTACCACCTCGTGGGAAACATTGTCAAAGAATTTGCTGAAGTCAAACAGAAGAATATACCCGGCGTTTCCGTGCTTCCGGTAATGCTCATGCAGGTGCTGTGTGATTCTGCGGACCGCAAAATCATAGCCTTTGTTTTTCATGGACGCGCCGTTATCGTGAATAAAGGTCCGTCCGAGCATGGGTACAAGTGCGTTGTCGCATAAGCAGCGCTGTACCACACGTTCATTGATAACGGTGCTGCGTATGTGGCGGTGCTTTCCGCGCTCATAAAGATCAAATTCATAAAAGCCGGGGCTTCTGAATTTTCCGTTTTCAAGCTCTTTGAAGGTATGCAGGAGATTCAAGGGTGCGTTGGTGATGTACTTCTGGACGCTTGCTTTCCACGCCACGCCGCGACGGCAGCACTTATAAGAACGGTACAGGTTTTTGTAACTGAATACCGTTCTAAAGTCGTCGTATTCCGCGCAGGTAGAGCGCTTCTTTTCAAGCCGAGCTGCCACCCGGCGTTGATACCTTGCTTCCCTTCGTTCTTCGCTTGTCACCTTGAATACCTCTCTTACCCCGTACCTCTGTCGGAAGGTTACAATAGAGGCGTAGCGTTACCAGCCATGAAATACCGCATCACCTTCAAGCGGTACCATGCAAACAGCGTCCGGCTGAACGCATCAGGGTATATATTTACCTTTTCAGGAAGGTCAAGTTCTCCTTCTCTCCACCTCAGAACAGATTTCACAAAAGAGCTACTTTGTCAGCCAAGAGAGGAGCCGAACGCGACGCCCCAAGAGTTGTTCGCGTTGTTGTTGTTGCTGTTACCGTTGTTGTTCACATTGCAAAAATTGGACGAGGAAGAGGACAGAGGGGACCGCAGCCACCAGTAAGTAGCTGTGCCTTCACCGTTGTACGTTTTCTTGATACGTGAATTGTTATCGGTAAAGAGCGCAAAAGTGAGCCTTTCGGCGTCTGCGTCTACCTCATTCTTGTACGGCACGTCGCCGGTGTTGAAGCCCACCTCAGCCTGCGACAGCAGGAAGATTTTATCTTCACTGGTGCTGATGTCAGGCTTCGTCTGACCGATGGAAGACATGACCTGAACGGTCTTAATCATGGACTGCCACTGACGCGGCAGCTCTGCAAAGAGCCGATCATTCAGCCACGTGCGCATAGCGGAGGAAGCCCAGCCGCCGGTATTTATCGCACTGCTGTTCATCTGCCGCGTGGCGTTCATAACGCCCTTCATTACAAAGACAACGCTGGCGAAGTCGTCACTGTCTTTCTTCTTGAAGTGGTTGAAGCCCGCTACCTGCAAGATGATAGAGCTATCAGCGAATAGGGACGTAACCGGGACGATCTTGATTTCGTCGCCCACGGTGAAGTAGTGCTTCGCGTTGCCGGTTTCGATGATGCCGTAGAATTCAGCCAGCGTATAGCCGCTGTTATCGTTCGGATCGTCGGAATACAGGAAATCGTAGCCAGTAGCCACGCTGTCCGGCAATGTCGGAGATACAAACAGCGCGTGGGTGTCAATGTCAGAGGTCACGTCTGCGGTGGACTGATCCCAGCCTATCCAGATTGCACCGGTGGAGGGAGTCAGCTCTTCGCCGGTGTACGCAACGTCGGTATGGGCCTCAACAACATTGGTCTGCAAAAGCTGCGTCCCGTTGTAGAAGCGTACCGTGTAGGTTCTCACCGATTCGGAGAACTGAGCCGTGACGGTAAGATCACCCAGAATGTAGTTGATCGCCTGATCCCAGCCAATGTACGTATAGACCGTATCAATCGTTGACGGCCTTGTGGGCGTCTGGATGAGGCCCGCCGTGATCGGGTTGACCGCCGAGCCATACATACGGACCTGCTGCGTGTTCAGTACGGTGCCGTCATAGTTTTTGAAGGTGACAGTACAGGTGCTTACCATTTCCCCGTAGGTGACAGCCAAATCAGGAAATTTGGACATGATCTGCGTCAGCTCACCCTGCGCCACCATAGCGATATACGCGGTACCGGCCATCACGAAGTCCGTAACAAGCTCACCGTTTTCGTCGATACCCGCAAGGCGCGTGAGCCGCAGCAGCACGTCAGCGTCATTGACAGACCACGCGGCGTCAGGCAGGCGGCCACGGGTGAGGCCCGTAGCGGCGGCCACAAGGGCGTAGGTGTCGATTGCAGGCGTTTCCTCTACCCGGATAGACCGGAGGTTGCTGCCGTCCATAGCAAAGGTGCTGAGGTGCGACAGACGCAGCGCTGTGAGGCTGCTGAGCGGACTGAGCCGTGCCGTTTCAACGGGAGCGCCCAGCGCAAAGGTTACGCCGGTGATGCCGGAGCCGGTCAGCAGGAGCGTTTTCAGGGAGGTCAGCGCGGACAGGTCGAGGTCACGGGTCAGATTGGGTGTACCGCGAAGGTCGAGGTGTTCAAGCAGCATGTTTGCACCGACGCTGATAGAGGTTAGGTTACGGTTTACGTAGCCGTCCTCTTCAGATCCGGCGGTAAAGCTGCGCAGGCGCTTTGCGTTCTGAAGGTCAATAAACTGACAGTACAGACCGGCAATAGAACTGATAGCTACCACGTTAGAGGCGAGGTATACGTAGATTTCCGTGTCGCTCAAGGCCTCCTGCACCGGGCAGGCCACGTTATAGGCAATGCCGCGCTTCGCCCTCATACGGACGCTGTAGGAGCCATATTTGACGATGATATAGCAGTCAGCATACGGCGTGATAGCGAAGTCGCCCGTGGGCTGAACACCGGCCCACGTATTGGGCGTGTTGCCACGGAACTGAATCTTGTCGTCCACCGCCACAGAGCCGTAGTATTTGGAGGACATATAGCCTTCCTGATAGGTTTCAAACTGCCTGCGCTGGTCCGTCTTGTTGCCCTGCATCATATCAATGTAGGCCGTGTTGCCGTTGTTGATGAACGGGGCAAAATACTTGCCCCACATATCTTCAGCGACAAGAGCCTCAGGGCGGGCGCTCTGGTAATCCTCAAACTTCTGAAGGATACGGGCGGCGTCCCACGCACCGGCGGCCTCACGGTCCTTGAACATAGCTTCCAGCTCATCACCGAGGCAGTCACGCACGTTGCACCACAGGACAGAGGACGAAGCGTTGAATACGGGCTTGTCGCCCACGCTGTCTGTATCCTCAAGGCCATACGTGAACGTCAGGCCGCCTTCGTTGTCGTTGCCGTCTGCCGTATCGTCGTCGTAGTTTTTGGCGACATTCCACCGATAATCTCCCACGTCCGGGTCATACTCATAAGAGATAAACACGTTCTTTGCGCGGTTATCAATCATGCAGTGCCTTTCCGTGAAGAGATAGTGGTAAAGCAGGCTGTCAACGCTAAAGTAGTTGCCCACTTCGGCTTTAAACTTTGCGGCGCGGTATGCGGCGGTGTCGTTCGTGTAGGTCGTGCCGTCGTAGCTCACCGGAGAGGCCAGAGCCGTACCGGTTGCCGCCGTGGTGTCAGTAGATACCACCCATGAAAGCATAGTCTGGAAGGCTGCCTTCATCTCAGCGGTGGGATTTTTCGGGAAGCGGAATTCAAAGGCACCGTTGCCGTCGAACGCCTCACCGCTCAGGTCGTCAGACTTGAAAAGGCACTGGCTGGAAATGTTATTGGAGATTTCCACGCAGCACTGAAGCGGATAGGTCGTGTTGTCCTGCCCGAACACCTCAAAGTTTTTCTTAGAGTTGTTCATATCGCCGTTGCCGTACAGGATCGTTTCACCGGCAGCCACGGTACGTGCGCCCACACTGATTGCGGCGGTGCTGGTGTTCGTGAAGAACACGGCGCACGGGTAGCCCTTGACAGTATCACGGACTTTGGCATTTGCCCTGCGGGCGGCGGTCAAGAACGGCTGGTATTCGTTGTAGTCGTCGGCCAGAATGATGTTGTTTGCGTTTTCAGACGATGCCACGTTGAGCTTGATATTGAAGTAGTTGACAGGAATATCATTCTCTGTCATGGCAAACTTCTCAATTCGCTCACCGTCGCCGTTCTCCCAAATGGCCTTAGAGAAGTCAAGGTCAAGATTGAGGGCCGCTTCACCGTAGGCAGCGGAGGAAGTACCCTGCACCTTCATAATGACGCCCGTAGCGGTGAAGTTGTAGGTGCTGCCGCCGTTGGTATAGATAAGCTCAACGGTACATACCACTTCGTCCGTTTTGGTGGTCGTCATGCGGGCCGCGCCGATCTTGATAATGCGCAGATTGGGATTTGCGGCGGCAAGGTCCATGATATTGATAGAGCCATTGCTGTTGAAAATGTTGTTGCGCAGGTACCGCTGTACCATTTCCGTAGTGTTCCCGCAGTCGGCAACAAAGTTGTCAAGGATCTCATAGCGGGTCAGGGAGCGGTTATACATCTTCACGCGATAAATCCAAATATCGCAGTCGTTGGAGCCGATGCGCACATTCTGCGGCGTTGACTGCATCCAGTTATCGGTTGCAGTGTACGGGAAGGCCCTTGAGGGGACGCCTTCAAGCCAGACAGTAGCCAGCTTGTTTTCATTGGAGGCCTCAATATTGAGGTCCATTTCAATCTTGCGGTCCTCACAATACGGGATCTGAATAGCGGTCAGCTCAGAGCTGAAAACAGCCTGCTGTGCCTGAAGCCTCAGACCGATGTTGCCGGATACATTGGTGAGGAATTCGGCGTCATAGTTTCGGACGTTCACAGCCCGGAACACAACCTTGATTGCCTTACCGGCGGTTGCGGCGTTATCGTCAAAGAAGCTGCGGTCAAGCTCAACATAGGTACCGCGCCGGACCACAAAGCCGGTGACGCCCTCTGCGTCGAGCTGGAAGCCGCCGTTGATCCAGTCAAAGTTGCTGCTGAAGGTCAGCGGGTGATTTGTCCCGTTCCCGTCTGTGTAGCCGAACTGCACAGCGCCGTTCTCACTGTTGCTGTGGCCGGTGGGGTCAAGGTCCAGCACAAGGCCAGAGGTGACAGGATGAATGTCATAGCCCAGCGAAGTACAGGTCACAGTAATAGGCGCGGTCACGCCATCGCCGTTGCGGATAGACAGGTTGATGGTGCCGACGGTGGTAGCGCGGTACGCCCACGTCTGAATAGAGCGGTCAACGGTCAGGGTGGACAGCGTGTTATAGCCTTCCATGAGCCGGATCGTGGCCGTGGTACTCTGCGGGTCATAAACCATGTAACTGATGCTGCCGGTAGCAAACTGCTGAATTTCCAGCTCATCTTCATACACGGCAATAACCGGCGTGGTGTTGTTCAGCTCGGTCCAGATACCGACGTGACGCAGGACCGGCGTAGTGATGATTTCACCGCCGCTGTTGGCCTCCATCCACGCAGTCACGATATGGGAGCCGTGGGACAGCTCAAGGGCCTCCGGGTCAATCGTTGTGGAAACGGAACGGCCCGTAGTTTCCACCTCACGGGTGTAAACCTCTGTGCCGTCAACCGTCATGCGGATGGTCTTAACGCCTTCGCCGGTGGGTGTCAGGCGCACGGTCAGCACATTGGAGCCGTGGAAGGCCAGAGTACCCAGATTCCACGTCAGATCATATGTGGAAACGGTGACAGTC